ATAGAATCTAATAACTTAGCTTTGTCGTAGGGCCAGTCTCTATATCTATAGATAAACATGTGGGTAGCCCAGTTGCTAATTTTTTCAACAGGATGTGCGAGTTTATGTATCATACTAATATTTATTAAGCCATTCTTATAAAAAAATCAATCTTGGCTTAATAAGTATTAGTATGATACAGTACAAGCAATCCGTAAAAGTATTTGATACTTTTTTTAAAAATCCAGGTAAAATAATAGAGTTAGGTGACTCTCTCGAATTTTATAATGACGAGCAGTGGCCAGGACGGCGTACTCGTAATTTACTAGAAATTAACAACACTGTAGCAATAGAATTTGCAAAGTTTTTTGCTAAACAAATTGCTGACAAGGTATTTTACGGACTGTCTGGGTTTGAAATAGATATAAGATTTCATAAAAATGATATATATGATCACACTGAAGCAAATAACGGCTGGATTCATAATGATGAAATTGACTTTGCTGGGCTTGTTTATCTAAATATCGAAGATCCAAGTATGCACACTGGTACTAGTATTTTTGACAAAACATCATCATCTAAATTTAAAGTTCAAGATTATGATTCAAGGAAACAATTAAACTTAAAGAAAACAGTTACAGATCAATATCTAAAAGACTTAAAAGAAAATAGGCAACAATTTGCCGAGACAGTAAATGTTGGTAATAAGTTTAATAGGTTAGTAGCGTATGACGCATCTCAATGGCATAGACCAAATAATTATGAAGTTAAAACATTACCTAGATATTCGTTACTATTTTTTATAAACAATGCAAAATTTACAAATTTAGACTCATTGCTGTCTATTAGTGCAGACTGGAGCGACGAATGATAATAAAAACTAGTGCATTTGAAATACCAGTCTACAAAACATCAATGCCAAATCATAAAGAAATAAAAGAGAAATTCTTAACAGGAGTTATGCCAGACTTAAAAGATCTTCCACCTAACAATATAGGATTAAATTTATACAGTGATTACTTTCCTGGCCTTGATCGATTAGATCCCGAGTGGGAAGATCTTTACACATCTACAGTTACGCAGTTTTTAAATAAAGCTGGATTTAATCAAAATAAAAAATGGGAAGTCGATGTCGACTTATGGTATAATGTAGGAATTAAAGGTAGCTTCCAAGAAGAGCATGATCATATGGGAGGGTTTCCAGGTTGTATGTATAGTGCTATACATTTTGTAGTATATGATCCAGCAGTACATCAACCTACAACATTTTATAATCCTATACATCATACATTTCTAAGAAACATGCAACCGTGCAACGGCGACGATGTACCGTTAGATTGGCAGAATCCAAGTTATATTCCGACAGTAAAAGAAGGCGATATATTAATTTTTCCTTCGTATTTAAAACACAGCGTACCGTTTCAACAAAGTGATAAGATTAGAGCTACTATAGCACTAAATCTTACTATAGGCAATCCTAACGGATCTTTATTTAAGAAGACACTATAATGATAGAAAAAATTACGCCGTTTCCGCTTTACATTTATAAAATAAAAGCAACACATCATAAAGAAATAAAAGATTATTTAATGAAGCATGTGTATCCTAAATTTGCCCAGGAAGGTCCTAATGGCGGATTACAAAAAATATTTACAGACTATCTTCCGGGCACAGGTGCAATGATACATTGGCCTTATATCTATGATAGATACAAAGAAGATTTAGATAATGTGTTATCTGAAATAGGTTTTGATATGACAAAACCGTGGGACGTTAGGATGAAAGGTTGGTACAACTTTACAACACACAATGACGAAGAATGGCCTCATGACCATATGGGCGGGGCCTCTAACATAAACTATTCGTTTGTACACTATGTTACTGTTGAAGACGAAAACGACGGAACTATATTTTTAAATCCTAATTATAAACTTACTAGAGCAATTATGCCTACAAAAAATGTTAACTATCTTCCAGAAAGTATTTTTAATGATAGATATCAAATTAAAGTACAAGAAGGTGATATTGTTTTATTTCCTAGTTGGATGGATCACACCGCTCCAAAACACACAACAGATAATTTAAGAATAACTAATGCAGTTAATGTTATGATGAAATTAAAAAATCAAGATGAGGATGGATTTTAATGACTACCCCATTTATAGTTGAAGAACTATTTAAACTTAACCCAAATAGTAAAATTACATATCACACAGATTGGGTATGTATAGATGACTTTTATGAAGATATTGAAAAAATTCAAAAAGCGTTTGAACACATGTATGTAGAGTCATGGAAGATGAGTCAATGGAGTAGAAATTTTAAAGATTATTACGACTGTCGTCCAATGTTTGCAAATTGGGAACCGTTGCAAGAAATGATAGATGCAAGATTAAAACCTCTAAATAAACTTATAGGACAGTTAGTATCATGGCAAGACGTGGGTATTGAAAAAAGTTTAGCATTTAATGTGTTTAAACATAAAAAAGAAAACTTGCCATTAACAATGCAGCATCATCCTCATTATGATACAGATATGTTAAATGTATTAACGTATATTGACAAGCATGCAGATGGCGGTACTGCAATATATGAAGATATTGATGTTGAAAACAAAGAAGGTTCTAATCTTATAATAGATGTTTCTAAATATAAGATAAAAGAAATTATTCCTGCAAAGCCTAATAGGTGTGTAATATTCAGTGGAAATAAATTACACGGTGCATATATTAACGATAATAATATATACTATAACAACTGGAGAATTACACAGGCTACTATTGTTCGGCCTGGTAACTTAATTGACAAGGACACAATAAAATAATATTATGAAAACTATTAAATTTTACACAGACGATTCACAAGTAATGAAAGATTTTCCACCTCGTCCTATACAGGAAGATTTGCCTAACTGGTTAACTTCTATAAAAAAAGATAACGAATTTAATATTACACATTGTAAGCCGGCTATGGATTGGATGTCTAGCGGGTACGTTATATATAATGCTTGGGAAATAATATTAAAAGAAAAAATAATAGACTTTACAAAAGGTGTAGAATACGAAACTCAAAATAGCCGTATTGGGTTAAGGACAATAAATCCATCAGTTTATTCTGGACAATGTTTACCAGTTCCGGGTGGCCCGCAAGCATATTTTAAAATAGAGACAGATTTTAAAGTTGTAACGCCTCCGGGTTATAGTTGCTTAGTTATGCAACCGTATTACGATTTTAATAAAGATTATAAAATATTGCCCGGAGTTATTGATACAGATAAACACGACTGGACAATCTCTGCAATGGGTCATACTACTAACCCAAATATAAGAATACTACCAGGTGAGAGAATGATACAAATTATTCCGTATAAGCGCGACGGATGGACTATGGAATTGCATTCTGAAAAAATGTATAGTCAACTATTCCACTATGTTCGTGGTGCATATAAAAAATTATTCCACACTAAAAAGGTATACAAGTAATGTCTGAAAAAAATATTAAATTTATTACATATGATAAATCAACTGAGAAATTTTATCCACCAGTTCCGTTATCAAAATTTGTTCCGGAATGGTACAAAAATATTCCTCAATCATTTGATCACAACGATAGTAACATCCAACAAAAGGGTGTGCCGACAATCAAGAAGTGTGTTCCTGTACTAGATTATTTAACAGGTGGATATGTTATTTTAAATCCATACGAAGTTGAAATACGGATTCAGCCAGACGACCAAGGCGTACTTAAAGCAGCTAGTGTATGTCCAGCTGAGGATTATATATCAGCACATCCGTATGAGCAGTGTCCTGTGCCGATGAATGATGTTAAAAATCATTATTTTAAAGTAAGTAACTCATGGAAAGTAGTAACTCCTCCAGGTTACAGTTGTCATTTTTATCAACCATTTTATACATTAAACTCTAACTATAAACTCTTTCCGTCTATTGTAGATACTGATAAACACGATGATGCCGTTAACTTTGTCGGCCTTGGTTTAAAGGAAAACTTTGTTATTAAAGCCGGAGAACCGTTAATGGTTGTATTTCCGTTTAAACGAGATAGCTGGAGTGCAGACGCTGAGTACCACGATTACCGGCATGAAAACAGATACAAGTATTGGATTAAGAAAGCCTGGCATGGAACATATGCCACCTTTGTACATAGTAAGAAAAAATTCAGATAAGTATAGATATGTTCAGTATATTTAAAAAACGTTCTACAATAATATTAGATTGCTTTACTCCAATTCCGGAGTTGCCTGATTTATTCCCTATTGTTCAGGCTCAAGAGTGTATGCCTGAATGGTTTAAACAACTACCTGCAACTGTTCCTTGGAAGGGTATTAATCGCGGTTCAATGAAAATGTGTCCAGGTGTCACAGACTATTACAAAGCAGGATTTATTTTACCTGCGTGGCGTGACTTTCAAATCTCAGTAAACAGCGGAATTCCTAATTTACATCCAGCAGAATCAGGTGATATACATAATCCAATTCAATGGGGTAAGGGCTTAGATGGCTACGGTCATATTAAATTAGTAAGTCCTTGGAGAATAAAAGAAAAGACAGGTGTAAAATTTTTATTTACTAATTCATTTTGGCAAAAGCAAAAACATCATTACTTTGTTCCTAACGGTATAGTCGAGTACAAGTACCAAGTTACTACAAATGTCAATCTAGTAGTTTCTAAAAATGCATTTCCAAACGAGTTTGTAATTAATGCAGGTGATCCGTTAGTACAGTGTATACCATTATCAGAACAAAAAATTAAAATTAAAACGCACGTAATTGACCCTATAGAGTTTGCTAAACTTGATAGTTATGTCTTTTCTTTTTCAGGAAACTACTATAAAGGTAAGAAGATAAAAGAGAAAAGTAAATGATAGAATGGGTATTTCCAACACCAGTATATTGTCATAAAGGTTTAATTGATGAAACTTTTTTAGTTCAACATGAAATTAAAAAAGCACTTCCTACAATTTTAGACACTGATACGTGGGAAACTCCTGGTGGATGGGAAGAGCCTGTTAAAACAAATATTAGTCATAGATGGAACACTATCAAAGACTTTGAATTAACTAATTTAAAGAAATATATTGAAAAACACGTACAACTGTATATTGACGAAGTACAGCCCTTTATGAATAATGATATCTTTATGAGCCATAGCTGGCTTAACATAACAAATAGGAATCAAAGTCAAGAATGGCATGCACACACAGATAGTTTTATTAGTGGAGTTTATTACTATAAAACTAATAATATAGACGGGGATTTAATGATTAAGAATCCTGTACAGTTTAGTCAAAGAGGTTTCTTTCCTGCAGGAAAGAAAGTATACGAAAAAGTAATGTACCCTCCGGTAGAAGGCATGCTTATGCTCTTTCCTGGGTGGTTAGATCACCGAGTTGGTGTAAATACAACTGATAGCGATAGAATAACTATTGCATTTAATTATCTTACAATTAATGAAGAGAGAAAAGGAATCATAGAACGATGAGAGGACCAATAAATAGAATTATTATTTGCGGTGGAGGTAGTGCAGGTTGGATGACAGCAGCAGTACTTTCAAATCAATTTCCAGAAAAAGAAATTGCATTAGTTGAATCTCCTGACATTCCTGTTGTCGGCGTAGGCGAGTCTACATTAGGGACAATTAATAGTTATTTAAGTATGCTTGGTCTTGAAGATAAAGATTGGATGGCTGATTGTCAGGCTACTTATAAATTAGGAATTAAATTTACTGATTTTTATAAGAAAGACGATGCATACTACTATCCGTTTGGTATTAAAGATATGCAGAATACTCAAGCTGGTGCAACAGATTGGTATGTTAAAAAGACACTTAATCCTGAAACACCTACTAATGATTTTTACGAATCGTTTTATAGTACGATGCCGTTTATTTACGATAATAAAATTTATGATAACGAAGACGGACAGTTACCAAACTTTAGCTTTAAAACAGATACTGCATATCACATCGACGCTATACAGTTCGGTCATATGTTACGAGATAAAGTAGCTATTCCAAATGGCGTAGTACATATCCAAGATAAAATAGTTAAGATAGAAAAAGACAAGGAAGGCTATGTAGGTCATCTTGAATTAAAAAACGGCGACTCACTAGAAGCTGATTTATTTATTGACTGTACTGGATTTAAATCATTGCTGTTAGGTGGCGCAATGGACGAGTTTTTTGAAGACTTTAGCGACTGGCTACCTAATAAAAAAGCTATTACATGTCATGTTCCATATACTGATAAAGACTTAGAAATGGAAAATGTAACTAATTGTACAGGATGGGATAACGGCTGGATTTGGAATATTCCGTTATACAACAGAATTGGTGCTGGTTACGTATACGATGCTGGAATGATAAACCCACAAGAAGCTGAACAAGAATTTAAAGACTATTTAAATAGTGATAGGATGAAAGTTCATAATCCTAATCGTTCAGACGATATTGAAAAATTTGATCATATTGATATTAAAAACGGAGTACATCATCGCTGTTGGGTAAACAACGTAGTTGGTGTAGGCTTATCGTACGGATTTATTGAGCCTTTAGAATCCACAGGATTATTAAGTGTTCAAGAAATACTATTACGACTGTGCGAAACATTACATTACCCCCAAGTAAATAGAGCTCACACAGATCATTTTAATTACGTCATTAAACAAATTATGACTGGCTTTAAACACTTTGTGCAGTATCATTTTAGTCTATCTTCTCGTAGAGACACAGAGTATTGGAGACAAGCTACTGAGTATCTTAGAATGGATCCAAGAATGGACAATTCAAAACTTGTTGATTCGCTAGAAAGCTTACCTGCTGTTATGGCAAATGCATTGTTACAATCACATCAATTACAAGGTGATTTGTCAATGGGAGGTATTCCTGATATATTTGTTGGTAATAGATGTATTCCAGCAAACATGACACAAATGAAAGTGTTAGAAGATTTAATGGTTGCTAGAAACGGCTCATTGCCTGAAATTTATACTCAACAATTACAGGATTATTGGGATCAAAAGAAAGATTATATTCAGACTCTTGCAAACGATTCGTTATCACATTATGAATATTTAAAGAAAAATATTTTTGAAAGAGATGAAGTTGCAGATGCATTATTAACTGAAGTAGAAGATATTGCACAAGAAGAGGAATAAAAAAGAATACAAAAAAAGCCGCTTTAAGCGGCTTTTTTAATCTATAATTTTTAGAGTTTATTAATCAGGTAAGTCAACTGATTCACCGATATCGCTATCATGTGCATCTGGATTTTGTACCATTGCTACCATACGTGCAGTATCTTCTTGACTTATTTGGGCAGCAGATTTAACTGTTGCTTGTGCTAATAACTGTTCTTTATCTGCTGGTATTGATCGTGTACCGGGCTTTTTTAGTTCACTTTTAATAATGTCCTTAATCAAGTCACGTTTCATTTGACTAATATATTCTGTAACATGTTCGTCAACATATTCATTTGGTCGATCTGTTACATAACATAATGATCTATAATCAACATCACTAATTTCAACTGTGTATACTACTGCCATTTATATTCTCCTTAACCGTTAGGGTTGCCTTTTAAAGGTCCGTTGTACAAGCCTATAACTGAATCTCTGTCATTTACCATTGTAGCAATGTCAGGATCTTCTAATATTCTATCAAGTTCACTTTCAAATATTTTATCTTTTGCTTGCTCGATTAAATGTCCAACAGCGTTTTCTATCCAGTCTTGCGGATCCATACAATAGTGCGCTAGCACTTTTTGCTCATTGTCTGTTATTTCAAATACTATATTTCTCATTTTATGTTCTCTCTGTAAGTTATTTAGCTAATCATATATCCGTTAAACACACTGTGTGACCCATGGAATCTAGTTTGATTATTGCCCCAAAATGTTCGTACTTCTACGTATTGGCCAGCATTTAAATATGTACCTAAGTCTATGCGTACACCATTTGGATAGTAACGACTACTAGTACTATGTCCAAAGATACCGTGCGGTGTTCGACCACCTACCATGGCATTGCCACCGTTAACACCAAGACTCATATGGATATAACCACTAGTATTGTTAGCATCATTTCTACAGTATGTCTCGAACGCAAATTGATAAAATCCTGCAATTGGTGCAGTAAATCTACCGTTATTAGCTTTGTTACTTCCGCCACGCTGTTCGATTGCTCCCCAGCCAAAGTTACTGCTAATTGATCTCCAGCCAGTGCCGCCGTAGCTATTTGCATATCGCCAACCACCAGTTCCTGCAGAACTAAATGCTGGACTATTAGGCTTAGTTAATGTATCGTTGCTGTTCATCGTAATGCCAACTTGGCCGCCTGCACTAATAGATGTAGAATTGCCACTAAAACTAATGCCTGTATCAGCATCGCCTGTGTGATATATAGCAGGTGCTGATGTAGATCCTGTTGTTGTTTTTAATTGTCCTGACATAGTGCCGCCAGCTCTGTTTAGAGGTGCACCGCCAAGGTTAGCAGACATTGATCCGCCAGCAAATTTGCTTCCTGCTATACTTGCACTAGCACTTATGTCGCCGTTAACAATTGATCTATAAGTTACAGTCTTTCCTGATATATCTACTGCGCTTCCAAGTTTATCACTAGTTACTGCGCCATCTAGTATTTTATCAGTAGTTGCTGCGCCATCTAGTATTTTATCAGTAGTTATTGTAGTGTTACTAATTTCAGATGTTACTACTTCTCCGTCAATAACGGCTGCGGAATTAATTCTTTTAAAACTGTTGTAATTTGCCATTATATTATCCTATTAAATATCCGCACCAGAAACTATGATTGCCATGATGTCTACCTTGATTTCCACCTAGGTACGGAGCAGGAGTAACATACTGTCCTGCATTTAAGTAACGCACATATGTTGTCATGATTCCCGGTGCATGGTTATTTCTTAGTCCATGAGCGTACATTTGGTGATTAGTTCTGCCACTAGGTAGTTCTGCTGTTGTGCCGTTACGTGCAATGTGAAAGTGTGTATATCCATTAGTATTGTTGGCATCACTGTACCAGTATGTTTGTAGATAACAATAATAATATCCAGCAATTGGAACTGTAACTCGACAGTTATTAGAAGTAGTAATGCCGCCCTGTGTACTATAATTCCAGGCCATATTATCAAGTTCTCGCCAACCTGGGCCACCGTAACTATTTGAGTATCTCCAACCACCTTTGCCGCTTGCTTGCCAGGCCGGAGTATTACTCTGCGTTGGTCTTCCTGATGTGTCAAATGCTAGCCTGTCAGTACCTGATTCTCTAATGCTTATGTTTTGTCCATTTATATGTACGCCACTATTAGTATTTGAATTATTAGAAATTGTAGTACCATTAGCAACTATTAGTTGTCCAGTTATACTATCACCGGCAGTGTTTACTGGAGTATAACCTACGTTCGCAACTGTTGCACCTGATTCTAATTGTGTTCCTGATATTGCACTATTAGCAAAGTCATTGCTTATAATAGGCCTATAAGTCACTGTCTTTCCTGATATATCTAATGTACTTGCAAGTTTACCACTAGTTACTGCGCCACCGGCAATCTTATCACTAGTAACTTGCGTGCCACCTATCTTTCCTGCCGACACAGCTCCTGTTCCAATATCAGCTGCTGTTAAACTAGCATCTACTATTGATTCAGAATTAATCTTTTTAAAAGTACTATAATTAGCCATGTATTATCCTATTAATTGTCCGCTGAATATTTGATGTCCTGCGTGATGCCTTGAGTTAGTCGAATGCCACCTAATACATAAACTTACATATTGTCCTGAATTTAAGTATTGTATACTGCTGTAAGATGCTCCATCATCGTAATTGTTTGAGTTACCGTGCATGTTTATATTATAGGGTATACGGCCACTTGGAGTAGTGTTAACGCTACCGTTTTTTCTAAAGAATGTATGTATGTAACTGTTAGTACCATTACTTTGGTTAAGTAAATACCACATAGTTGAGAAGTGATAGTATCCGCTTACTGGTGCAGTGTATCTGCCATTACTAGTATTAAAGTTTGAGCCGCCGTATTGATGTGCAACATTCCAGTTCATAATACTGTTAAGCTCTCGATCGCCTGTACCGCCATAACTATTTGAATATAACCACCCTGGCTGGCCTACCGCAGAGAACGCTGGTTTCTGGGGGAAACTAGTTCTACCAGTAGAATCAATCTGCATAGCATCACTTCCGTTAACAGAAATTCTTGCTTGGTTAGCACTAAAGTAGATTCCAGTATTAGCATCACTGCCTCTAATAGACGGAGCACTAGCACTACCTGCTGTTACAGCAAGGCGACCAGTCATTGCATTTGAACCTGCTGAGTTAAGTGGAGTATATCCTAAATTTACTTCAGCAGCACCAGCAGCTAATTTAGCTCCGGCGATATTTGCAGAGCCTGATACGTCAGCATTAGTTATTGCACGATATGTTATGTTCTTAGTAGATAGATCAACTGCAGACGCTAGTTGAGTGCCGGATACTGAACCGTCAGCAAGTTTACCACTAGTTACTGCGCCAGTAGCTAGTTCATCACTTGCAACGGCTCCGTTAGCTAAGTCTACCCCAGCTACTGCTCCGTCTACTATAGCTAATCGATCTATCTTCTTAAAACTATTATAATCTGACATATTTGTTTTCCTTTACCTTAGATGGTAAATAATCTCCAGCCTTTAGTACTATTGTAGTACACTAATTCAAAAGCTGCACCTTCAGTGTTAACTGTCATATTTTCATTTGTACCCATAATCGGATTACCATTTCTGTCAATGATTAAGTTATTTGTATCAAACGTTAATTCTACATCAAATATTCTAACAATATCTCCCATTGTCGGTGCTGCTGGTAGTGTCATTGTTACTTGTGCAGCAGACGTATTAACAAAGTATGTTTTATTAGAGTCTGCATCAATTGCTTCGGTTGCCTCAACGCTAGGCATCTTAACAAAGTTTGGTGTGGGTTTGACCCCGGTTGAAATTATTCTAGCCATATTTTAGCTCCTATACATATTTATCTTTTACGAAGTTGCTGTTTCTAAGCCAAACACTTGCGCACCACAACCTAAACTATCAGCGTATACTACAATATTTTTTGTAGCATCTAGCACAATACCAGTTCTTTCTAGAACTCCCTTTGCAAGAATTTCAACATCGTATTCAATGTATTCTTGAGGGTCTGGTGTACCTGTTGCTGATAGTGCAACTCTAACTGTCCTTGGCGCTGACGACCTGTTACATATGTTTAGTGTTACTACACTAAATGTATCTGCAGGAACAGTGTACAATGTTTCCAATGTTGTTCCTGCTTGATCTAATACGCCTAAAATTCCATTTGCCATTTCTTTTTCTCCGTTCTTATCTTAAGAAATAATTATATGCTAGTGGTTTTCCAAGTACTGCGCCTTGGAAGTTAACATTAGCTTTAATATTTATCAGCGAACCGCTGACTGTTGTAATTTGTGTTCCGTTAACAAAAATGTCGCCAGCTGTTACACTGTTAACAATAAGTGATGCGCCACCGCCACCAATTTGTGCTTCGATGTATGCTTTAATAGCACGTTGTGTAGGCACAACATTATCGCTATTTGCAGTAAAGAACGGGTCTGTACTAAACTCAGTTACACTTGCTGAGTTACCACCTAGTGTAACTTCACCTAGTGACAATTCTTGTAGTCCAGCAATGTTAAACGCTTCAGCATTTAGTGTTGCAACACCAGTTGCTTGCTCAATACTAAACAAGTCGCCAACTTTAAAGTTACCGTCTTGGTCTGTACTTGTAAAGAACACACGTCCGCCTGCTGAATCCACAGTTTCGTTTGTTTGTACTGGATTGTTAACAGGAGTTCCTGGATAGTTTGTATCAGCAGTGTTGCCAGTACCAACATCTAAGAAATCATGTCCTGTTAATCTCACTTGTGAGAATCTAATACGCATTGTTACTGGATCTTGATCACCAACTGCGTCTTCAATTTCCATAGGTGGACTAACTTGTAAAAATGCTGTTTTGTCACCGTCTATTGTACCAACTAAACTTACTGTATTAACAAGCTTAAACACTTGATTTGGCAAGCTGTCGAATACAATGTTTGAACCGTTTACTGGTGTAGCACTTAATTGTCTAACTGCAACAAACTGTCCGTCTTGTAGGAAGTTTGCACTACCGTTACTCTCATCAGCATCAACTTCTGCTGTTGCAGTAATGAAACTTGAACCTCTATTAACAAACGTTGGTTGTCCTAACACTCCGTCATTCATTCTAATAGTAAATAATACATCATCAATGTTGTTTGGATCAGTAATTGCTATTGTAGGAGTTGTAGCACCGTATCCTGAACCAGGATCAGTAATTCTAACTTCAAACAATTTGCCATTTGCTACTCCTGAACGACCTTTTGTAGTTGCGCCAATTTTAGCATTTAATATATTTGTTGTTGTTACACCTGCTGTATATTCAATTGCAACAAATTTTGGATTTCTATTATCATTACCAAACGCTATTCCTTCTAGTCCAGCAGTATATGTGTCTGACAATGTATATCCACCAGCTGGCCAATAAACGCCGTCTTCTGAATAGCTAACTTGGTTAGTATCGTCTGTAGTAACAACAAACATACCTTGTCCGTATGCGATATCTCTAACAGTAGATGAAACCAGTGCAGTAGCTACTGCTGTAAATGATTTGCCGTCTAAACTGTAAGCAATATTATTTGAGTTAGCTGCTACTGCAACAAATCTACCGTTACCAAATACAACTTTTGTCCAATTAGTAGTAGCAGGCAAGCCTGTAAGAACTTCAGTCCACGTAATACCGTCTGCGGACCATGCCATTGCTTGGCTTCCAGATTTAAGTGCAACAAATAATCCTGCACCGTAGGTAACAGTATTATAACCAGTTGCTGGTAACGCATCTGTTGTAACTGTTAAACTTACTCCGCCGTTGTCTGAATACGCAACGTTTCGACTACCATTGCCTATTACTATAAATCTAGATACTGATGTTGCAATTTGACCAAAGGCTACATCTGACTCTGTACTACCGCCACTGAATGGACTACTTACACCTGACCAAGCAAGTGTATCTGCAGAGTAGTTAACAACAACGTTACCGCCGTTTGTGCCAACTGCAACAGCATAACTTTGTGCAAATGTAGTTGTACCATCATCAATAGCACCACTATCTATGTTGTGCCAGGAAGCAGCCGAAGCTAGTGTTTCGGCTACCCAAGTTGTACCATCATAACTTCCTGCACCTGAGAGGCCAGGTAGCCTTGGAAGAGTTACAAATCTACCCTTTCTGCCAATACCTGAGTTATCAAACGCAGTTATTGCTCCTGTGTCAGCATTTACCGCAGTAACAGTAATAATAAGATCGTTTGTAGTATCAACGCCGCCAATAAGCGATCCTGCTACTGTAACAGTATCTAATCTAGTATAACCAGTACCTACTGCGTTTACAGTTACATAATATTTTTCACCATTTCTAGTAACATCAAATGTTGCTCCACTACCGTCACTTTGTGTAGTAACAGCTACGCCAGTATATTGTGCTGATGTTTCAACATAATCTATTCTACTGTAAGTACCACTAGTAATAGTTTCTTTACTGTTTGTCTTTGCTGGAGCAGTAAATGCAGCTCTAGGCTCAATTAAGTAACTTGAAGAACTATTTGCAGATACTATTGTAGTGCCCGGAACAACGTGGTCCCAACCTGATGTTCCGTCAGTTTCTTTAATAATTGCAGCAAGCTTAGTACCTGAGTTATATGTATTAACTATACCAAACTGTCCTACACCTGCGCCACTAATAATATATAATTTCATACCAACATATGCTGTTGATAAATTACCATCAGTTGCAGCAAGAGTAATACTATTAACTGTTCCGCCCTGTGCTGTGTTTGTAGCTACAAGATATCCTGATCCGCCTGCTGTTGCATCTGGGTTGCCAGTCGAGTCATCAACTTCGATAACTCTTATTTGGTTAACTGCTTCGTCTCTAAAATCTTCCTGTACTAGTATTTCACTATCACCTGCTCCGAAGATATTTATTGTAGCTTCAGTATAATCATTACCTGCGTGTGAGTACTCTACTTGTAAAATGTTGTCAATGCCATCTGTAAACACATTACTTATAACACCGTTATATTGTAATCTGTTATCAACAACAGCAGTAATTGCGGTTTCGTCTGGATCAACGCCTTCTGCTACGCCACCGAATGTACCGTACGAGTTGTTGCCGTTAGTACCGCGTATACGTCCGCCGTCTTCTGCTAGATAACCAATATGTGAATAGTATGTAAACACAGACACAAGTTCTGCTCTACCATTGTTAGTAATCCAGGCTCCGATACCGTCACTAATAACTTGTGTAAAGTCGTTTGACACCATTGAGTCGTTGCCGCCGTTGTGTAATGCACCATCAATTTTTTGTCCAATAGCTGCAAAACCAAACGTTGTACAGTTTTGTACGTATGGAGAACGTGCAGTGATCCAAGCTCTTGAATCGTCTGGTCCCCAACCCGGATCTAGTGATGCATATGCACCTGCTGTTGGTCGACTTGTTCCATATGCATTTGCTGGACTTAAATCACCGCGTAAGCCGTCTAGCGTTTGTAAGCGCACACCAGTACCATTACGTAAGTAATAGAAGTCTTCTTCTTGCGAGCCAATTACACTATTAACATAATAACGTGCTGCTAATGGTGTTCTATAGAATCCTGGTAAGTGAATAGTAATAGTTTCTACAGTACCAGCAGCACTTGTTCTAGTGTAAATACGCTCCCAAGTTTGTGGCCATTGTAAATCCCATTTCATTGCATCAACATATTCTCGTAGATCTCTTGCACACAATGCTCTGTTATATACATACGCTTTTTCTACAACAAATCCTTCGCCATACTCAGTAAAGACTGTTGCAGTGCCGTACTGATTGTCAGCAATTTTAAATGCTGTTGCACTAGTAATGTCACTTACATAATATGTCGCACTTTCTAATAAGTTAGCATTGTTAACAGCATCAGTAGAGTCACCTGCATCTTCGTCATTATAAAACTTAATAGGCATGCCTATTGATAACCACGAAGTATCTGCAATTGATAATGTGTTGTCATTAATGTCTATACCAGATACTCTATCTTTAAAGTGATTGTCTACATGATTTAACACTTCTTGAACTATAAACTCTTTGTTTAGTTCTAGTTGTCTAATTCCGTTCCAAACTTCTTGATCTGCAACTGCATTAGTACCGCCTTCATTACTGCCACTCCAGATTGCGTCTTCGACCCATTCCCAAGTAGTGTTAACGCCAGCAATAGCAGTTGCGTTGCCTAGCTCTGCAACAAGTAACTGTCTTGCATATTCGTTTGCTGCAATAGTTGCAGTTTTCTGATTGCCAACAATTTTCTTACTTGGCGCTCTTAGATAACTTAATGCAGCCTGTATGCCTGCAAAGTTTGTATCTAATAGTGTGTCAAATTCAGCAGCATCAAGTATAATACCTAAATCTCTAGAACACTTAGCGTGATCATAAACAAATGTATTGTAAGTAGTTGTAATGTACTGTATAGCGGTATTAACTACTTGAGTTTTATCACTAGCCATGTCACTAAACGCTACTTCATATTCAGCATCTGCCCAAGTAATACTCGGGAATGTTACTGTCGGCAAGCTATTTAAGTTGCCAGCAGTAATAACATCTTCAATGATTTGCATGTTGCTATCAATAGCAGTTGCTTCAGTTCCTGATGCCGGAGTGCCCGGAGTAGTTTGGTTTTCAGCATTTCCTGCTGACTTTGTCACTGACGATTCTTGTACAACTTCTGACAATACTGTTGCTAGTCTAGCATATGCAGCAGCAGTCTGAGCTGTTTGTCCTGCTGGATATACTGTTGTATTAGTAAAATAAGACTGTGCAATTCTTGTTGTAGCTTGTGTTCCGCCGTACAAAACATCGTAACACATTGCGTCTACAATAAATCCAACATCTCTAGCACACTTAGTACTATCGTAATCAAAGGTATACCAAATACTACCTGCGTTACCTGTGTTTGCAGCTATTTGCACTTGAATCCAAGCTATAATTTCAGCTTCGATAAATGTCTTATTTGCAATTAAGTTATCTTTAGCGTCAACTCTATTTTGATCGACGCCTACAGGAGATGGAAATGTTAGCGCAGTTGCACTGCCTGCTCCATTATTAATAATATTAACAACTTCGTTAAATGCAGTTGATATTCTTGCTGACGCATTACTGCTACCAGTTGCTGAAGAACCATCAGTAGTTACACTTATCTTTAAACTGTCTCTAGCACTTCTAATAGAACCAACAGTTTCAATTCTTTGCGCACTTATATTGTAAGCATTAATTGGACGCTGATATGCTAAGCCGCTAAACACTCCGTTATAGTTAGTACCTAATGCAACATCAAATGATAGATCATCAATAAGCAAGCCTAGGTCTCTGCGACACTTTGCACTCTTATATGTAAATGACCCAAAGTTTTCATTAATAAAGTCAATAGTTTTTTCTTGTATTACTGATAGACTTTGCTTTACATTTACAAAATCTGCTTTAACTGCCGCAGATGCTGCTACTGTACTTGGATAAGTTCTAGCTACAGTTCCTGTACCACTAGTAATAATACTAATAATGTTTAGCATTAAATCTCTAGCAACGTTACCGGCTGCTTCAGTTCCGCCAACACCGTTAACCTGAGTAACTGTTGATTGATATGTCGGCGTTACTGTGATATTTCTACCAACAGTTTGTACTAGATCTTTTAAGTAGCCATATGCAGCAAGTGTTGCTAATTTTTCACTACTATTAATCTGTAAGTTAGTGCCTTCATAATATGCTTCACCTGCTTTAACTGACATCCAGTTTCCGCCGTATGTTAAGTCATATGCTATAGCATCAATAATAAACCCAGTATCTTGTTTACACTTTGTTCTACTATATTTTAAGTTAGGATATTGATTAGTTATATATCCAATTAATTCTTCTTGAATAAACGCTTTATTAAGAAGATTAATATCTCTTACTCTTCCAAGTTGTAGATCAGCTAATTCATAGGCTGGTTTAAGTGACGCTTCGACTTTAGTTCCTAAGCCAATATCAATCTTTCTTCTAATATTTCTTGCAAGTTTCTTCGCAGCAGGTGCAACTGTAGTAGTTTCTGCATACGGCCAAGTTTGATTTTGATCTTCTGTATTTCCAGTTTCAGGAGTAACAGTTGTTCCGTCTACAATATCACCAATAACAGTTTCTAAGTGCTTAATACCTTCGTATGTATATTTAAAATCACTTACAGGAGTTAGCGTACTAGCAGCATTGTACTTTGTTCTAGCTTGTACGTTAGTTGCTCTAAGTTCGTCTCCCATAATACAACATTCTGCAGGAACAATTATCGGAAGTACTTCTTTATACGATCCTGTCGAAATCCTAAGCAATGTAGTTTTAATTAACCTTGCTGGTATGTTAGTTGCAACGCCTGCTGTAATAGCATTTGTAATAATACTAGTTAAACTAGTAGTTTCGGCAGCAACACCAGTTTCAGCAGTTAATGTAGCATCAAGATATTGTACAACTATTGCTGTTGAATTATCGCCATTAGCTGTTTGGTAGTTTACAGCAGGTGCAGTTTGTGCTAATACGTTTGCAATTACTGTAAGTCCGTAGTTAATAGAAGCATTAGTTTCTGCTTCCTGGCCTAGTGTGTAAAATTGTGATGCTTCGTTAACATATTTTAATGCTGCTTCACGTGTGCGCACATTGCCACCGTGAGTAACGTCCCAAATAAGTGCGTCAACAATAAAGCCCATGTCTCTTTCACATTTGTCACTGTTGTAATCAAAAGTAGTTGTAAAAGGACTAGTGCCATCTACTATTTGCTTGTCTGTCCATTCTACTATTTCTCGCTGAATAAATCTTCTATTCAATTCTAAAAGTTTAGCAGCTTCTGGATTTTTTGATCCGCGTTCAATTTGCTGTGTAGCGTATCTAATAGTTTTATAAGGTCTATCAATTGATTTTCCGTATAATGGCGCAGGTTTATCTGTGCCATGCTCTGCTACAAAATATACATCATCTACAAAGTCTAAAGTTGACCATTCAGGAATGCCTGCAGAACTAACAGTTAATACTTGTCCATCATCACCAATAGGTAAACGTGTTGGACCAGCGCCACTGTAATAAACCATATCGCCAGTAGTTGTTAATACACTAGACTCTGAACCTACAGCAATAACATTCCAGTATGTTCCAGTAATGTCTTGGTCTGGACGAGAATTTTCAGCTCCTCCGCCTGCGCCAACTTGTGTTTCAGTTGAATAGTCATCATCTTCTGCAACATGTGCTTTAATACACACATATGAGTTATCACCAAAGCGGATAACATCACCTTGATAATAGTATTGGTCATCTAGCCACGTATTGCGCCAGGTAATACCAGTACTAAATCGTTGCCAATATGTAGCATTAGGTGGTTGTTGACCATTATGATCAAGAATACATTTATATGTATATGCTCCAAGTCTTACAAGATCACCTACTAAGTAATCAATACTTGAAGAGTCGTCGCCCCAATCAGATCTAAATCTAAAGCCTTCTGAAAACAGGCTCCAATCATCTGTCTGAGTCGATGGAATTTTATTTAAATTTTCTGCTAGTGCAATATATTGATTTCCGCCATATTTTACAATATCGCCAATTTGGTATGAATATTCATGTGACCAAATGTCTTCGTATTGGAAGCCATCAACAAACTTTGTCCAATATGCAGTGTCTGTAGAAAATGCTGCTGCTGACGTATGTGCTGCTGACGCAATATAAGTGTTAGCTCCAAATCTTACAACGTCATTAGTTTTAAAACGTGTATCTGTAGACCATAAGCCTTTATAATCAAAGCCTTGATTAAATAATGACCAACTAGATAAATCTTCTTCAAGTCCTAGTGTGTCAGTTGCGGCAGATATGTGTGCAGCAGTACAAACGTATGATGAGCCGCCGTACTTAACAATGTCGTTAATCTTATAATCAAAACTTACGTCCCAATCGCCTTTCCATTCTAACCCGTCTGCAAATAACTGCCAGCTATCGATATCAGCTTCTAATCCAGTTGTTGAATCTTCTGCTGAAATATGCACTGCCTGGGCAATATATAGACGACCACCGTATTTTACAATATCATCGTATACATAACTAGTCTGAGGTTGCCAATCACCTTTCCAAGTTTGCCCGTCACTTACTAGATTCCACTTCGGTGGACTAATGTCAAAGTCACCAAAGAAATCTGTTTCACTCGTATGTCCAATTACACATATGTATATTTTACCACCAAACGCAACTACGTCATCCTGGTAATAAACTGAACTTACTGTCCAGTTATTTTTCCATACAAATCTTAATCTACCTAATTTAAATTCTGCCATTTATTGCTCCACTACACATATTTATCATTAATTTGGTTATTGCATATTAAATGATCTAAAGAACATTATTTGCGCTAACATTGTGCCCTGTACATCAGTTACGTTTCCTAAAGCATCAGCACCATCAAAGGTAACAACTCTAGGGATATTTAGATACGACCCACTTAGAATATCTATAATATTATTCTCTGTGCCTATTTTTACCTGTCCAGCAGTGATTGTGTTTGTCTCAAGATCCGAACCACCAACTGATAATCTATCAGCTAAGAAAGTTGCAATAGCTTTCTGAGTAGGAATAACTTGATTTGAATCTGCACTAAACGTTGCGTCTGTACTAAATTCGTTAACTGCTGCACCTGTACCACCAAGTCTAACTCCGCCTAATGCTAGAGATGATAACCCGTCTAAGTCAAAGAACTCAGCACTAATAGTTACAACACCAGTTGCTTGGTTAACACCAAACAATTCTCCTGCTCTAAAGTTACCGTCTTGATCAGTACTTACATAAAATACTCTTCCGCCTTCTACTTCAAGAATTTCGTTTTCTGGTGCGCTAGTAAAATATGCGCCGCCAGCGTATAAAGCAGGATAATTAGTTTGTAAAAAGTTTCCAGTACCGATATCTAAGAAATCGTGTCCACTAATACGACACTGACTATAACGAGTTCTTAAGGTTGCAGCAGTAGCATGTTCGAGATTAAACTCATTATCAATTGTCGGAGTAATTTGGAATTGAACATTCCTAGTATTGTTTCCTGAACCGTCATCTCCTAAGTCTGTTGCTTTTACTCCAACAAATAATTTTAAATCATCTGGATCGTCAGTTGTATCGTCTAATATATCAGCAATTCTAATTTGCACACCTGGCCCTGGTAAAGGAAGAGGAACACCAGAAAGTACTAACTGATTTGCTTCAGGTATAATGTCAGCGTATCCGTCTCCAATAATTACAATAGTACTTGTACTAGTTCGATAACCAGCACCTCTATCAATAAATTCAGGTTGTGCTAATACTCCGTTACCTAATCGTAAATCACTTTCTACTTGTGTAATAAACTGTGTATCAAATATTGTTAGGGTTGGAGGATTAGCAGTTGAATATCCGCTACCTGGTTCCCATATTTTCATAATATTAAACGACCCTGAAGTAATATCTGCTCTAACTTGTGCTGTTGCACCAACTTGTACTTGTGCAATTGCTGAGTTAGTTTCGTCATCTGCAAATACTATCCACTTCGGAACAGCAAGATCATTATTGAATGTTAGTACACTCCAGGACTTCTCATAATCAAAATTTCTACCAGTCCAAGTAATACAATCTTCTGTAGTAGCAAAGTATGTAGTAGGACCAGTAGTGTTATCAGCACCTATAACTGCTCCGCCTGTATCACAAATTGCTACAAATACTCCTTGTGCAAATTTAATATTTTTCCAATTCATTGAAGTCGAACCGTCTAAAGTAGGTGCGTCAGTGCCTGTAATCCAAGTTTCACCTTTGTTCAAACTCATTATAACTTCGCCGTTATTAGTAAGACCAATAAATCTATTTCTTCCATAAACTAAACTAACAAAGCTAAAGTCTCCTGCAGGAAGAGCGTTATTGTATCTTGCCCACGTTACTCCGTTTGCAGAGTATGCAACATCTTTAGCTTGTGAACCTGAGATAGCAACAAATCTTCCTGCGCCGTAAGCAACTGCTTGCCATTGGTCTCCGGAAGAGTCATCACCTACCGGTAATAGTCCAGCTGCCCAGTTTAGGCCATCACTGCTGTACATTGCGTTCTGTGTACCTTCGCCTACTATAACAAATTTTCCGTTACCAAAAATACAATCTTTCCATGATGCTGTTTCTTCTCCTAGTGATCGTTCTGTCCAACTCTGACCGTCTTCACTATACGCAATTTTATTAGTGTCTGTTGCAACTGCTATAAATTTATTTAATCCTGCTACTACTTTAACAAACACTCCTTCAAAAGGTAAATTACCTTCTAACCATTGCTCTCCATCGTCGCTATACGAAAACTTGCCATCAGTTGTGACTGCTACATATCTTCCAAGTCTCGGAGTACCAGTTGTTGTAAATGCAACAATACTATTGGTACTGTCTTCAGAATTTTCAGTAACAACAAACGTTAAATCGTTTAGTGGGCTTGTGCCGCCAAGTTCGGTGCCAGGTACAGTAATTGTGTCTCCAACAGCATACCCTGCACCGTCATTTAGTAGTGACGCTTCGTAAATTTTGCCTGATCGTATAACATTAATTCGAGCTTGAATTTGTGTTGCGTCTTCGTCAATAGCGCCAGTTCCTAATGTTAGTACAATGTTAGAATATGCTACAGTATTGCCGCCGTGTGCTATATCTGCCCACTGTCTTGAGTTAGGTAACGGATTATATTCTGATGCATCAAATAATGGTGCTGCACATGTTATCTTTGGTTCAATACGATATGTTGTTGTACTATCCATTGCTGCTTCTAAAGGAGTTCCAGGAATAATATGTTGCCACCCTGGTGTACCATCTGACTCTTTAATTACAGAAAGCAATTTACTAGGTTGGTCGTAATCTGAAATCTCAGCGTACTGTCCTATTCCAGTTCCAGATATTATTACAACTCTCATACCTACAATTTCTGATTTAAACTGTGTTGTTTCATTAACATTAAGGGTAAGGCTTACAGATGAATCAAGTGTTACCTGTGCAGAGTTCTGCCTAATTAAATAATTAGATCCGCCTTTTGATCCTGATCCTTTTGAGTTAACAAGCCTAACTTCAAATAATCCGCCATCTCTAAAGTCTGTGTATTCTATATTTGCGTCTGCACCTGCGCCAACAATATCCGAATCTGCCGTTGTATATGCTTCTCCACAATTTGCATATTCAAAGATAAACAGTTCGTCAGCTGCTCCTCCAGCAATTGCATTATTTACTACAGCAGCAGAAGTTTGGTTATTAACTGTTGCAGATATTGGTACTTCTGTAGCATCATTGCCTTCTGCAATACTACCAAAGTTTCCGTAAGAGTTGTTTCCGTTAGTAGCACGTATAACGCCACCATTTTCTGCTAGATATCCAACTTGACAGTAATATGTAAACACAGACACAAGTTCTACTCTTGCATTGTTTGTTACCCAAGCACCAATTCCGTCACTTAATACTTGTGTAAAGTCGTTTGCAACAACAGACCTATTGCCGCCGTTATGTAGTGCTCCGTCTACCTTACAACCTACACAAGAGTTTCCAATATTAGTTACACCTTGCATGTACGGAGAACGATTCATAATCCAGCAACGTTCGTCGTCTGGTCCCCAACCTGGGTCGAGCGATACTAATGCGCCGCCTGTTGGTCTTTGATATTGTGCAAAGACGCCTGGAGGATTAAGAGAACCTTCTAATCCTTCTGTTGTCATATTTCGTAGACCAGTAGTGTCTCGCATATAAAGTAAGTCGTCTAATTTAGATCCTAGTACACTATTATAATATCTTCTAGCAGACATTGACGTTGCCCAGTTTCCTGTATAATTAAGATCTCTAGTGAACGCTCTAAGTAAGTGTCTAATGTCTTGTCGCATTTCTGCTTCTGGAAGAGTCTCAGTTGGAAATTCTCCTTGTGCATAAAGTATTAATTCTTTAGCAATAAATTCAAAGTTTCTATTAAGAATAGCTGCGGCATTTCCGTCACTAACACTACTAGAAGGCGTGTTAGTTCCAATTACAGTTGGAGCATCACCACTTCCTACGTTTGCGTCAATAAAGGCAACGTAATCATCAATTAATTGATTTATTACTCCGACAGAACTAGTCTGTGCAAGAGGACCTGTTTTATCTTGTATAATAGTATTTAATTCGCTCATAGTAACAGTTTGTAAAGTTATTAGCGTAGGAAATATTTGTTTTAAACGTATAGTGTATGCTTCAATATATTTAAATGTATCTGCATATATTGCTTGCGGCCCTGAAGCTACTACAGTAGTTGCTCTAAGTTCGTCGCCCATTACAACACAACCTGCAGGAACAGTAATAGGTCCTACTTCAGTAAATCTTCCTGTAGATACTGCTACTTTTGTAAGCTCTAGTGATTCATAGTTATCTTCTACATATTCACATGCATGCCTAACAGTTTTAAATGGAGTTCTCCAAGATGAACCAAATCCTATTTCGTCTTGACCATGCGGAGCAACAAAAATAGTATCCGAGTCTGCTATTACATTCCTCCAAAAAATTTCTAATTCTTGTGATGTACTGTCTACTTCAACAGATAGTAATTGTGATGTTTTACCAATGCCAAGACGGTTGTCTGTTAATGTTGATAAATCACCTACTGCTTCTCTTGACAATCCAAAAGTTAATAAGTCACCTTTATATAACATGGCACCCGGTTGTCCGGCTTGTACTAGTACATCCCAGTAGTCGTAACCAGATCCGTTGTCTCCAGGGAAACTATTAGCTGCTGAAAGATGTTCTAAATTACATACATACGCAGTACCAAAATAAGTAACAATTTCATTTCTGCTATAAATTATGTCTTCGTTCCAACTTGCTGAAAAGATTTTTCCCGGAACTAATAATTCCCATACCTCGGGATCTAAATAATCAATACTACTTCCGTCTCCGTCAGCAATGCCAACATCTCTTACTGCATAATATATGTCGCCGCCGCGTTGAACAATATCACCTGTTTTATAATCAACTGCATATGCATCAACTGTTGTAGCCGGTGACGCAATAGTCATCGACCCTCCCATAGATAGATTAACACCTGAGAAATAATACAAAGTTAATGTTTCGGTTGTAGGTACAGACAGTACTACTTGACGAGTTGTTGCTGTTAAAAAATTGTCGTAATATTCTGCTCTAGAAACTTCAAGTCTATCTATAATGTATGTAATAGCAGTAGGATTAGCATCTTCATAATATGCTCCACCGCCTGCTACACCGTTTTGTCGTGTACTAATCCCAATCGGATTTGTTTTATCATCATACGTTGCATTTGAATCTAGAGACTGATCAAATATATAAGTTCTGCCTTTATATAGTGAAAGAGGGGCTTGTTCTACGCCATCAATGTATATATTACCAGTTGCTTTAGAATCTACAGTATCAACACCTATTTTAACAATTAACGTTTCTGTAAGATTTTCAGGTCGGTTCCATTGTCCTCTAAAATTGTAAGTCTTTGATAATAGTACCCAGTCGATTGTACTGTCGTCGGAATCATACACTTCAATACTAGACGGATTGCTATCTAAATTATTATTAGCAGCATAATATAATGTACCGCCGTATCGTACTACGTCACCTTGGTTATAAGCAACTAATGGAGACCATACACTGTCAAATTGACTTCCTAGTAATTCTAATTCAAACTTATCTTCGTCAATTTGTTCACTACCAGCTGTATGCGATTCTGTACACTTAAAAATACTTGCGCCGTATCTTACTAAGTCATTAACTATATATACAGTGTTAGGAACCCAAACTGCTTTATATTGGTAACCTTCATAAACAATTTTCCAATTTTCTAAAGTAGTTTCAAAAGATCCAGTACTATTATGAGTTTGAATACATTGGTATACTATTCCGCCATATTTTACTACAGCGTTTAATCCATAGTCGGTGTCTATAGTCCAAGTTTGTAGATATTGTTGCCCGGCAACAAATAATGTCCAGTTTTGATTTACAGGTTGTATAGAGTCGTCTACATTAGGGGCATCAGCAGTAAAAGTATCTGATGTATGATTATAAGAGCATATGTACAGACTTCCCTGGAAGTTTACAATATCGCCTTTATCATATACAGTTTCAGTCGCCCAGTTTCCTAAAAAAGTTCTACCACTAGTCATTACAACCCATTTAGGCTGCGGCTCTGGTGGAGTAGATCCAGGTAACGTAGCATTTAAATCTGCTCTAAATAATGCGTTCGATGTGTGTGCAATTAAACAAACATAACTCTTTCCGCCTACACGTATAATATCATCGCGTCTGTACGCAGTAGCAGTAGTCCAATCACCTTGCCATCTATATTTAAATTTATCTATACTAAATTCTGCCATCTTAATATCCTGTGTCTGTTGGAGTATATGTAGTTAATACTTCGTCGTCTGTACCTTCGCCGTAACCCGGGCTTGATATCTTTTCAAGTTCTGTTGCACCCTGTGATATCCGTTGTATAAATTGACCGTCTGTAGGATCTATAAAATACGACAACGATCTAGAATCCCATTTTAACTGCGGGTATCTTAAGTTGTCGTAAAGTAATTCGTGCTCTGCATCAATGCCGTCTAAGAAGTCAATACCTTCTTCGTAATCTAAGTAGTTATTTGCTGCAATTCCTACTTCGTTAATTGTTACAACGTTTTCATCGCCACCTTGTAATTGGTCTGATCTTACAAGAAATAATTCGCCGTCGTCATTTCTTCTTAACCCGTAAAAGTAACGTTTTATAAATCCGTTTAATACATCCTGTGATGTAGTACCTATAAAATAACTCATCTTAACTCCTTATGTCACTTCAACATAACTTAATATAACATCAACACTGTCATCTAGACTGGATTGAACATATAGTATGTTTGAAGGTGCAACAATAAATTTTTCCCCAGTACTAACTGCTCGCAAACTTGTGTTTGCAGGAAGTACAGTATCTTTTAAATAAAACCCTTGTACACTAGTATCGTCCTGTAGCATCACACTACAATATAAAAATTCACTGGTAAGATTAGTTAAACTTAGACCAATAACTGTAGTTCTAGTAGATGCGTTGGTTTCTAAAACCTTTACAGGTTGTGATCCTACATTTTTTACTACTACATTTTTAAAAAGTGTTGCCATATTATTATCCTAGTGTTAATACAATTTCTAATGCCAGATCTTCGGCTTCTGCTCTTGAGATACCCGATGACGTACCTGCAACTGATACCCAGTTGTCACCGTCATATATTTCTGTTCTAGCACCATCTGTATTCCATCTCATTTGTCCTGTTTCAGTATACGCTAACGGCGGTCTGTTGGCATTGCCGCCAACTGGTATAACCATACCGTATGTTCCATCAAACTTAACATACCCGTTAGTAGTATTATTAAACGTAGTTACAGAATCAGTAACAACATTTGATATTACATTATCTTTAACATTAAAGTTTTCAAACACTACACTACCAGATCCATTAGCAGTTAAGTTTAAATCAACATCTGTACTTGTACTTATCAGATTGCCGTCAATGGAAATATTATCTACAATAACTTTATCTGCACGAAGTCTCAAAGCGTCTATATCTACTACTGTAGTTCCGGCTACATTAAACCTAATTGTGTTATCGTTTGCTCCTGGAGTTAGTTCAGCTGTAACACTTGTATCACGATCTAAATCAACTACTCCGTGCAATTGTATCCAAGCTGTGCCGTTATAGCCTTCAAATACATTTGTTTCGTTATTAAATCTAATTTGTCCAGCAACTGCACTTGGTCTTGCAGCAGTATTTCCTGCAGGAAGTTTTAAAGCACCAGTAGCATTCATTACTATTTGACCGCTGCCCGGAGTAAGTGTCATATCACCTGTTGTTGCTATATCATTAGCTTCAACTGTGAAGTTTTCTAATATAATACTACCTGTTCCGTTTGCACGTAATTCTAAATCCGAATTACTGTTAGTAGTAGTAATTACATTTTGAAATACTTCAATGTCGCCAGTTTTAAATTTATTTGCTGTTGCAGTTCCGGTTAATGTAATATCGTCAGCAGCAAAGTCACCAGTTATTGTTAAATCGTTCCCTACAGTAACATTACCGTTAACAGTTAAATTATTATTAATTTGAACATCGTTGCTAGGAACATATATAGTTCCTGTACCATTGGCACGTAGTTCTAGATTTGCATTACTTGTAGTAGTTTCAATATAATTTTCATCAATTCTAATATCACTAATAACGTAATCATTAACACTTACTGTGCCAGTAGCTGTAATATTTCTTGCTGCAATTGTTTCGCCTACAGTTAAGTCTTGACTAAATGTAACATCATTATTAGGTATGCGAATTTGTCCAGTGCCGTTAGCACGTAATTCTAAATCTGCATTTGATGTAGTTGTAGTAATAATATTGTCATCAATAAGTATTTCTTCAAATTGTGCCGCGCCGCTAACATCTAAGTCTTGTGTTACTGTTAAGTCGCCATCAATAGTTGAATTACCAGTCTGGGCATAATTACCTACGTGAGTAACAGTTCCTGTTATATTTGTGTTTGCAAGTGTTGTTAGAGTGTTAACTGTTAAATCATTGTCGATTTGAACATCGTTGTCTGGGATTAATATGTCACCAGTTCCGTTAGCACGTAGGTCTAAATCTGCGTTTGATAAAGTTGTTGTAATAAAATTATCTGTAATTTTTATACTATCAATATCTAATTCGTCAGTGTATATGTTTGACCAAGTATTAGTTTCACTACCTAAGCTATATGTACTTGCAGTGTCTGGTATTAAATCACTGTTTATACCAGCAACAATATTAATACTATCACTTGCTTCGTCGCCAATAGTAATGTTGCCACCAATGGATACATTACCGGATACATCTAAGTTGCCAGTAATTTCAACATTGTCTTGTAAATTGATAGTACCACTTGCACTATCAACATTTAAATCTCCTGTCAAACTTTGAACAGTGTTTCCGCTAATTCTTAAATTACCAGTGTCAATACGTGAGCCATTTACAAAAGTAGTATCACTACCAGTTGTAAATGTTGCACCGTTTGTAAGATTGATATTTAATGCACTTGCAGTAAAACTTACAGTACCGTCGTCTTGATTTACATAAAATAAATCACCAACTCTAAAGTCACCTTTGTGGTCAACTGAGTTGTATCTTACTTTAGCCCCGTTTAATTCAACTACTTCGTTTTCTTGAATAACAGTTTCTGCTTGATTAGTAACTTCTTTTCCGTTACCAATGTATGCAAGGTTTTGTCCAATAGCATACACAATTACGCCGTCACCGTCACCTACTATGCCAAAGTTACCATAAACACTAGCACTACCAATCATTCTAACTTCTGCACCGAAGTCTCTTTTGTCAACATTTAATATATCTGTTGCAGATGCACTGCCATCACTAATGCTGCTAGGAGTAGTATCAAACCCGTCTAAGTCATCAATCTTACCAGCAACAGTAATTACATCACCATCTACGCTTGCAATTAGTGCAGTAACAACAGTAGAACTATCAGTAGAAGTAAATGTAATTGTTTGTCCAGCAGTAAATGGGCCACTAGTTATTCCACCTAATCGTATACGAGTTTTACCTGCACCATACTTGCCGTCATTACTATTGTAACAATAAAAACTTCTATTTGCAAAGTATGTAAAGCTGTTTAGCCATTCAATTCGCACACCGTTAGTTGCTGTAATTGCATCAACACCTGGGGTAATAAATGTTGCACTATGGAAAAGCATACTTGCTTCTTTACTAGCAGCAGTTGCATAAGCACCATCTATGTATGCGCCTTTACCTGCATCGCCTGCATTAAATCCTCTTGGGTCTTCAGCAGTAGTTGTACTACCTGCTGTAATTACCGTAATGTTTCTAATGTACGGACTACGAGAAGTTACTTCAAAGTCTGTAGCAAAACGGAAAGCATATCCGTTGTCTGGGAATGTTCTATTTCCGCTATTACAACTGAATATCAATCCTTCTAGGAATACTTCTTCACCGTTAGCAGGAGCTGTACCTGTGTAAGTTACAGTGAGTATTCCAGTTCCGTGAACATAAGTTGCTCCTGTTACTGCAAGATTAATTGTCTTTGCATCGTTAGTGATTGTGCCGCCACTTACGTATGCGTGTGCAAAAGGAGAAACCCCTACATTTGATGTAAATGTTCCTGTTGCTTCGCCACCGCTTGCAATTGTGAAGTTATTGCGTCCGCTAAAGAATCCAGTTATCATTAAGTCTTCAACAGTTGTTTGGCCGTTGAGTAAGAACGCATCTTTATAACGTGTTGCTGTTGTAGGTTGTATAGTTACACTTCGTAAACTATGTCCTTTTACTGTAACTCCTGCCGGAACTGTTATTGGAAATATTTCTGTGTAGGCGCCAGGATAAATTAAAACTGTGTCGCCTGCGACTGCAATACTCAACGCATATACAATACTTGCAACTGGATCTTGTGGATGTGTTCCTGAATGAGAATCATCGCCGTTTTCAGTAACATATAGTGTATTGCCTTGGCGCAATGTAAGATCAATGCCACCTACTTCTAAATTTGTACTATTAACTGAAGTTGCATATAAATCTTCTACCCATACGTCATTCCAAGTGTTGCTTGATGAACCTAATGTATAAGTGTCGTGTATATTTGGAATTATGTTACTTGCAATGTCGGCATTGATAACAATGTTATCAGTATTTGCATCACCTAATGTTATGTCACCGTCTGCTGTAATATTTCCAGTTGCATGTATATTTCCAGTTACATTCATGTTAGAATGTACGTCAACTGTGCCAGTACCGTTAGGGCGGAATTCTAAATTTGCATTTGAAGAGTTGGTACTAATGACATTGCCTTCAATATCAATACTATCAATTCTTGCTTTATTTTGATATACTACATTGTCTAGCGTACCTAAATTAAGATACGGTAACGTAGTACTAATAGTGTTGCCAGATATGTTAACATTAGCAATGTCTGCTACTGTATTAACTATTAAGTCAGTAGTACGTGCTGTTCCGTTAATGTCTAATTCGTATTGTGGAGAATTTTTCTTAACTCCGATACGCTGATTGTTTACATCTAGATATAATAAGTCTGTCTCAAAAGCTAAATCAATTCCATTACGAATTAAATTTGACTTTAAGAGCGGACCTGATATGCGACCAACAGCCATCTTCTCTCCTCAATACGGGGATCCTGTCCCTCTAGCCTCCTTACATTGCGGGCTAACCACAGTCTGTCCGTGTACAGGATTGATCATCCATTTGTACAGTAATAGTATTTATCGTATTGTGGTAATAAGTGTACGTTACCCTAGTGCTAGCGTATATTCTAACAGAATGTCGTTAAATTCGTCTGCTGAAATTGCAGCAGCGATACCCGCAGCAGTAATATATGTATCACCGTCCCAAGTTTCTAGAACTACTGACTCTGTGTTCCACCTAGTATCACCTACAGGAGGATCTTCTGTCGGACGTTGAGCATTAGTACCAGAAGGCACAACTACACCGTATGTGTTGTTAATTTTTACTCTACCAAATCCTGAACTACTAATTGAAAGTACTCCGGCACTTGGTGTATTATTTTTAATAGTATTGCCGACAATGCTCATGTCATCAATTGCAAGCTCGCCTGTTCCAAGAGCTCGGAACTCTAAATTAGAATTAGAAACAGTTGTAGTTATTATATCGTTATCTATAGAAATATCATCAACGTCTAGTCGCTGTGTTATTAATGCATCACCAGACACTTCTGCAATTAGTCTAGACGAATCGATAGGATCATTATCACTGTTGACAATCATTCTAATATTATTAGCAGCAGTGTCTACTGCTAAACTAGTGAGCATGTCGTCACTAAACACTCCGCCAAAACCGATATGACTAGTTGCATACCCTTCAAAAATATTTGTATCAGTGTTTAATCTAAAATCACCTAATGTATTTTTTCTTTCAGCAGTTGTTCCTTTAGGTACTTGAATTGAGTTAGCAGCAACTACTGAAACATTTTCGCCACTACTAAAACTAATATTACTAGAATTTGTAAGCAACGTACTGTTATTAAGATTGATATCTTCAACAATAACATTACCAGTACCGTTTGCATATAGTTCTAAATCACTGTTAGAAACAACAGTTGCAATATTATTATTCCAAATATTAATTTGATCATATGTACTAAACATTTCTGCATTAAATACATCTGAATTAATATTTGTAACACCCAGTATATCGTCACCTGTTAAGTTTCCGACAAATGTCATGTTTCCTGTTACAGTAATATTTGTATCAATTTGTACAGGTGATGATGTAAATATTTTGCCATCGCCATCTGCAATAAATTCTAAATTATTATCAGCTGTAGTAGTTGTGATAAAGTTATCTCTAATTTGTAAGTTGTTGCTTGCATATAACTCTACACTAGTAACATTAGTTGTAACATTTATATTATCAGCAGAAATATCTCTAACAGTTAAATCATAGGTAGTAGTAACATCGTTGCTTGGCACAATAATAGAACCAACGCCATTGGCTTTTAAATCTAAATTTGTATTTAAGGTAGTAGTATCAACAATATTATCATCTACAAGTATTTCTTCAAATAATGCTGCGCCGATTATATCTAAGTCTTGTGTTACCGTTACATTACCTGTTACAGAAGTGTTAAGAATTTGATTGTAATCACCTATATGTGTAACTAGCCCTGTAATAGACACATCATCAACAGATGTTAATCCGTTAACTGTTAAATCATTATTAACTGTTAAATCATTATTTGGTATTAAGATTCTACCAGTACCGCTTGCTCTAAGTTCTAAATCTGCATTGCTTACAGTAGTAGTAATAAAATTATCTTGGATTTTAATATCATTAAATTGTGCTTGACTCAACCAAGTATGTTTCCAAGTTTTTGTTGCATTGCCTAATGTATATAAGCCACTTATATCAGGTTCGACATTCTGACTAAATTCTGTATTAAATGCAACAGTGTCGTTAGCATCGTTTCCGATTCCTATAATTGCGCCTGCAATTGTAAAGTCGCCGGTTGTAGTAACATTACCTGTGACATTAGTATTTTTTAACAGATTTATTTTGCCTGCACTTGCAAAATTAGCATCTCCACTTAAACTTTCAATAGTATTTCCGCTGAATCTTATGTTACCTGTTTCAACTTTTTCTGAAGTAATATACGAAGTATTACCTCCAGTTGTAATAATCATGCCACCTAAGGCATCAATATCAGCTTCTTCTAATACTAAATTTGTTTCACCTTTTTCTAGATCAACATTAAAGTTGTCTCCAACTCTAAAATTTCCTAAATGGTCTTGAGAAGTAAAATGTATTTTACCTGAGTTTAACTCTGTGACTTCTTGTGTTTGTATTACTCTACTAGGATCATTATCTAAAAACTTACCTAATCCGATATATGCAAAATTATGTTGTATTAGATACATTAGTGTATCGGCGCCATCTGCTACTGCACCGTAGTTGCCGTATACGTTTGCTGATCCAATTGATCTTATTTCAGCACCGTACTTAACTGTTGATCCGTCTGTACTAAGATGACCTGTTACGCCATTTACTGCATACAGTCCTCGGTTAGCAAAGTACGTAAAACTATTAAGCCATTCTACTCTAACTCCGTTAGTCATTGTTAGACCATCAACACCAGGAGTAATAAACGTAACACTATGGAATAACATAGCAGCTTCTACACTTGCACTTAATACATTAGCGCCGTCTACTTTGGCACCACCTCCTGCATCACCTTGTGCAAATCCCCTTGGGTCACTTGCACTAACAACACTTCCTTTAGTAATTACTGTTACATTTTGTACATATGGTGATCTTGAACTTATAACTGTACTAGGTGCAAAACTAAATCCATAACCTGGAGAATAAAAATCTTTAATTGTTAATTGTTGTACTGTACTTTCACCGTTCATTAAAAATGCATGATTAGTATTAGTACCAGCAGTAGGCTTAATGATAGTGTTTCTCATGTCAACACCTTGAACTGTAACATTACTAGGTACTGTTAATGGAAATACTTCTTCATACTCGCCTGCAAACACATGAATAAGTACAGGTCCTTGTGTACTTGCGTCAGACGCACTTAATGCAGCCTTAACAGTTAAGAACGGATCTTGTACATGATCACCTGTATTAGAGTCGTTACCGTTTTTAGATACATAAAATATATTGCCTTGACGCAGTCCAAAATCTGTTGTGCTAGATAAAATAGATTCAACAGTAAGATTGTCTCCGTTCACTAAATTAGTGTGCAGTTCTTGCCAGCGTTTTGTTGGTGACCCTAAGTTAAATACCTTATTTTGATCAGGCATAATATCACTATTAATGTCGCCGGCAAATACTAAATTATCAGTATCATCATTACCAATAGTAACGTTGCCATCAGCACTGATATTACCAGTTGCATCTAAATTTCCAAAAACTTCTAAGTTTGAAAAGACTTCAGTAGTATTGGTTGCTACGTTGTAGATATATGCTTTACCTGATTCACTACCACCAGCATCACCTTCGTACTGAGAACCAACTATTGCAGTGTTACCTGATATAGCAAATTGGCTAAAGCGGTCACCTGCACTTGTACCATATGCATTTGGATTATCTAATGTATGCACTAAGGCACCTGAGGTTACATTAAATATGTATGCTTTGCCTGATTCATTACCACCAGCATCATCCTCACGGAAAGCGCCAACTATTGCAGTGTTACCTGATATAGCAACTGCATTACCAAATTTATCACCTGCACTTGTACCATATGCATTTGGATTATCTAATGTATGTACTAGAGCACCTGAGGTTACATTAAATATGTATGCTTTACCCGAATCACTACCACCTGCGTCATCTTCTTGCCAAGCACCAACAATAGTATAGTTTCCACTTACTCCTACTGACTGACCAAAATTATCACTTGCACTATTATTATATGCATTTGGATTATCTAGTGTGTGTAATAGAGCGCCAGTTGTTACGTTAAAGATATAGGCTTTACCTGAACTTTGCCCTCCTGCACCACCTGCGTCATCTTCTGACCTACTGCCAACGATAGCATAGTTTCCACTTATTGCTGCGCTCCAACCAAAATTATCATTGAAACTTGTACCATATGCATTTGGATTATCTAATGTATGCACTAAGGCACCCGAGGTTACATTAAAAATATATACTTTACCCGAATTAAACGACCCACTAAGGGCACGTTCTCTATAAGCACTAACAATAGCCGAGTTACCTGATATAGCAACTGCATTACCAAATCTATCACCTGCACTTGTACCATATGCATTTGGATTATCTAATGTATGTACTAGAGCACCTGAGGTTACATTAAATATGTATGCTTTACCCGAATTATCACCACCGGCATCATCTTCAAAAATAGCACCAACAATAGCCGAGTTACCTGATATAGCAACTGAGTAACCAAACCAATCACTTGCACTATTATTATATGCATTTGGATTATCTAGTGTGTGTACTAAAGCACCTGAGGTTACATTGTAGATATATGCTTTACCTGAAAAAGTGCCGCCTGCACCACCTGCGTCATCTTCAAATGGAGCGCCGACTATAGCCGAGTTACCTGAAATCGCAACCTTACCAAAATTATCTTCTAAACTAGTTCCGTATGCATTTGGATTATCTAGTGTATGTAATAGATCACCGATATTATCGGTTGACGGAGTTAAATCAATATTTGAATTTGATCGATAACTAGAAATAGTATTATCACTAATGTGAATGTTATCAGTTTCAAAGTTTGATATCTGAATACCTTCAGCGGCGTTTAAATTAATGTCACCATTAAGGTTATTAATTTCATTATTGTTTTGAAAATTAAGATCTGCAATTGAAGCACTTGTGCTTGATATTAATGTAGAGACATTTATAGCCCCGTTAATATCTATTTGATATGCAGGAGCATCTTTATTCACTCCAATGAAACCGTTAGTTACATTTAAGTATAAAAGTTGATCTGTATCTAAATTATTTCGAAATGCTAAATCAATACCATTGCGCTCTAAATTAGCAGTTAATAACGGTCCTGATATTCTACCTACTTGTGCCACATTAAATCCTCCGACACAGTATTTATAGTATTACTTGTTGAAGTTGTGTAGTACTGTTACTGGCTTTTCTAAATCAACTGGAGATGTAAACGACAAATACCAACCTGGAACATAAGGTCCTGTAACTGTGCCTACCTTTAAAATATAACCAGTATTTGGACTATAATTTGCTATGTTTGCACCTGATGTATCTACTGCAAGTTCTAATCGTGTTGTGCTAGGAGCACTAACAACATTATGACTGCCTGGAGAACTACTATCATCAGTATTAACATTTTCTAAATTATCGTCAATACTACTTTCTACTTGACTTACATATACTTCGTCGCCTGCAACTAACCCGTGTGCGCCCGAAACTTCAATAACTGTAGTTGTTCCTATACTTACAATACTAGAAACTTCTAATCTATTACCTGGATTTTGTGTTAGTGTGTAGTTAGTGCCGTATATTTGAAACACATTTTCTACTAAAACTAATAAGTCTGTAGAGCCACCGCTTGTTTGTGGGGCAGGATAATCAGTGTCTCCGTTATCTAACGGACCAAATAGTGTTTCAATTTGGTCACCACTTCCCATATTTTGTTGTACAATATCTCTAGGTTCTTTGTATCTAACTTTTCGCCAGGCACTGTTTTGATAAAACTCAAATTCATTGTCTGTTGTATTATAACGCATATGTCCGTTAGTAGCGTTATCAGGTCTCTGTGCATCTGTACCTACGGGAATACGCATTACATTAGTACTGTCAACAACTACTTGATCGTTAACGTCATACTTAACGCCCTTGCCGTAGATGTTACGTAAATTGGTATTTTGACCTTTTAATAGTCTCATTGATTAAACTTCCAAATAACTTACTGTTGCTGCAAGATCAGTAGTACCTGCGCCAAGATTTGGCTCTGCAACAAAACTAACAATATCACCTGCACCTAATACAATTCTTTCTGAATCAAACGTAAATGTTTCGCCTGCTGGTAATGTTAACTGCCTAACAACAGTAGTTCTAACATTACTCAATGCTTGTCCGCTTGGTATTAAGTGTAAATCAAAAATTGCGTCATGTGATGCTGCATCCCCTGCACCAGGGTCATATGTGTTGCATACTAAAATGTTAGTAATTGCATATTGTTTTTCAGCCGGTACAGTTATAATGTCTAACTGCGCTGAAGTAAGTGTTTGATTTACTATTGCCATTTGTTTTTCCTTTTAAAATAGCATACTAAAAATTAGTGCTCTATTTTTACTTATTATTTCGTCTGCGGTATTGCTTTTATTTACAAAATATATACCAGTACCGCCTTTGTCTTCTGTTTTAGAATATATTTTTACGCCTTCTAGCGGAGCAGTAGGATCAACTAAAGTATCATCATCTGACGGAGTTTCTGTTATCTCTAATATATCTTTTATTTTAACACTACCAGTTCCTGGTGCTGATAAGCTAAGATCATCATTACTTATTACTGTTGATATCTCGTTATCCAATATCTGTATATTTGAAACTTGAACTCTATTAGAATAAAAACTAGCAGTTATTAGTCCATCTACTGTTGCTACTATAACACTTTCGTCGCCAGTAACACTTTTGTCTTGAGTTGCTAACCTAGTATCACTTTGCTCAATTGCTGTCTGTAAGTTTGATGCTAATGAATAAGTTACATAATCAACAACGCCTCTTGCATTTGGTATAAAATCATCGTTAATGGGAGCTGCATTAGTTATTGCTGAACCTGTATATGTAAATACATTTTTCTCGTAATCAGTTGTTCCTGCTACGTTGATAGCACTATTAGGTGTACTAATATATAACGGACCTTGTGCAGATATTGTATTAAAACTTACTGGTAAAAATTGATCAGCTTCGTTTTTAAAAATAAATCCACCAGTGCCGCTTGAGCCACCAGTATTAAATGGAACAGTTTCATTAAAGACTATTCTAGCTGTAGGCTGACTTCCTCTATCAATTTCGATACCACCTTGGCTACCAAGTGCAACCGGTATACCAGTTCCGTCACCGGCTCCTGAGTTTAAAGTAATGATGTTGTCAGTAATAGTAGTTACTGTTGATTCAACAGTAGTCTGAATACCTTTAACTTCTAAGTCCCCAGTAATTACTACCTTGCCTCTATTTGTAGTGTAGCCGCCAGTAGTATCAAGAGTAATTAACCCACCACTGCCGTCAGCAGGGTTGTCTACTATAATCTTATAATTTCCGTCTTTTACTCTTAATACTTTTGACATTCTTTAATCCTAGTTAAAAAGTATGGGGGAATTTAATCCCCCAAACTATTTTTACTCTTTACTCAAACTGATCTGAACCAGCTAGTTCTTGTGTTACTGTACCTGCACTACCATAAGTAGTGAATCCACTTGTATCAACACCAATTGTAAATGCTGTTGCACTAGTCGTAGTAATTGTATATACTAAGTCGTTAAGCTCAACCATGCCAACTACGCCAGTAATTCTTACTGTGTCGCCGGTTACTAGTAGATGGTTTGCTGTACATGTAATTGCACCTGGATCTGCTTTAGTACATGCGTTCATTGTTAATGCTGCAACTTCTGATGCATCACCAGCTTCTTCCATTTCAGCTATACCCGCTGTACCGCCTGCGTTAAATGCATCAAATGCCCAACCCAAAGTATTGGCATCGTCCATTGTTAGTTTACGTCCTGCAATTTTAATAACCTGGCGTACTGTGCCGCCATCGTCTTTAACTACAATACTCATTTCGCCTGCTGCAATAGCGCCAGCTGCTTTGTCTACTAAGAAACAATCTTTTTCAATTACGCCATCTGTGCAACGGAATTTCTTTGATCCAAGTTGCTTAACAATATAACCGTTTACTGATCCAGTTCCGTTATGGAACTGTACTTTGATTTCGTTGCCGCCGGCTGTTGGTGCTCCAAAATATTTCTTGTTTAGTGGTCTTCCCATTTGTTTATCTCCTTTAAAACGTTCTAGGTTTACGCAGTGGGTCATTTCTGCATAAGTCCGCAATATACGGCACGATTTATGACACAAGTATTTATCCGAAAAGAGAAAAGGTCCACACTAGGTGAACCTTTTCGTTTAAATATGGGTGATAGGTTGGGATTAATGATTACCAACAACTCCTTATCAACTCATTTATAAGTCGGAGCGCCTAACATCGAACCGTTAAGTCCAAAATCCATATCTTCGTATCTC